CTTTGCAGGTCTTTCTAAGATTGAAGACTGAGACTATATCACCAGTCTCTAAGTTCTCCAACAGATAATACTTTGATCTTGAGTATTCTTGGTTGTATTGGTTATCACACCACTCTAAGTTTTCGACACTGTTATTGTCTTTGATCTCATTGATATGATTAACTTGTGAGTGATTATTTGGATTTTCGATATAGGTCTCTGCTACTAATCTATGGACCTTTTTAGTATACTCTTTTCCTTCTTTTAGGACCTTAACTTGTAAGTAACCTTTCCTGTCATGATGTTGCTTAAGTTCTCTATCTTTACCCCATTTGTGACTGATTACTCGCCCATCAGTTGTTATTGAATAGTCACTGAAGTATGGATGTCTCTTATCACTAACCATCACACATTGAATATACCTTAAGATCATTATATCACACCCTAGTTAACAACTCAAGCCCTGTCGAATGGCTCTAAACTAGGCACCTCACAGTTCATTACTCTTTCTTCTTTATTATGTCTAAGTCACTGATGATTTCTCTGATCAGCAAAGCATCTAATGGCGCTGAGATTCTGTCCATTCTGGATGCAATCGTTGCTGATCAATCCTCTGAGCAGGGTTATAACGAACCCACTGCAGATGTGATCGACTTCTGATAACTTAGAGGGCACTGCAGTTTGACACTGTGGTGCCCTTATGTTATACTCATAAAGTACACGAATACCTTATGCGTTAATGTAGTCGTTTGGCAGTTAATTTGGGCGGATCGTTTATAGCGCCTGGGGGCGTTGCGTTTATAACCCCCCCCCCCTTATTAAAAATCGACCACTACCCTAACCTACACTGTATGTCTTTTTCGAGATAAATGTCACACTCAAAAAATTTTTCCGGAGGTAATTTTTACCCCACAAAGTTTAATGGATATTATATTTCTGAAGATGGACAAATATGGACAGAATGGCACACTAGTGGAAATAAGTCTTGGAAAGGGAAATTAAAAAGAGTTCCTGAGCATTATAGAGGAGGTGACACTAGGTATCAAAAGTTCAAAGGTGGGGCATACAAAGGTATCAATATATCAATTAAAGATAATACTGGAAAGAACTTAAAGAGGTTCAGATATTCTGTTCATAGATTAATTGCAGAAACACTTATTGAGAATCCTTTAGGGTTATCAGAGGTTGATCATATTGATAGGAATAAGGAAAACAATCATCCATCAAATCTAAGATGGTGTGATAGAAAAACGAATAGAGCAAATCGATGAGAAAGACCCCATACTGGAATTTTTGGAGAGTAATACTTGCAGGTTGGATAATCAGATATCCAAAGACGACAAGTAGAGTAGTGCTAATACCACTTGGGTTTTTGATAGTACTGATATATAATGCAATAGTAAATTAAGATTTGCTAAAAAAATTTCCGGAGATATTTTTCATATGGAAAAGGTTTATCACATCTATGCAAAGGATAGATGTTTATTTCATTCAATAAAAGAAGAAGAGTTTCAAATAACTTGGCAGACGCTCAATAATATGGTTGGTTTAATGAAGACTGATTATAGTGTTGAGGATTTGTCATATGAAGAATTATTGGTAAATAAGGAGACTATTTTAAATTCATCACATTAATTTGACAAAGGCATATATAGACTGTTAAAATTTGAACTGAAGGTTTATTTTTCTTATGGCAAAAGGATTCACTGTTAAAGCAGCAGCACCTAAGCAACAAACTGAAGATTGGGATTATGGTGCTATTAAAGAGAGGATGAAAGGGAAGTCAATTGTATTTTGTCTACCTGGTCGAGGATGCTCTTTTATTTTTCTAAAAGCATTTGTACAACTTTGTTTTGATCTTGTACAAAATGGAATGAGTATTCAGATTTCACAAGATTATTCGTCCATGGTAAACTTTGCACGTTGTAAAGTTCTTGGAGCAAATGTACTTCGTGGACCTAAGCAAGTACCTTGGGATGGGAAATTGCAATATGATTATCAACTCTGGATTGATAGTGATATTGTTTTTGATTCTAACAAGTTCTGGCAGCTCTGTGATCTTGCTCTGAATCAAGAAGGTGAAGAGAAGGAGATTGTTGCTGGATGGTATGCTACAGAAGATGGACACACAACCTCTGTCGCACACTGGTTGGAAGAAGATGACTTCCGTAAGAATGGTGGAGTCATGAACCACGAAACTGTGGATTCTATTCAGAAGCGTCGTAAGCCATTTACTGTAGACTACACAGGTTTTGGATGGGTGCTCATTAAGAAGGGTGTCTTTGAGAATATTGAATATCCTTGGTTTGCTCCTAAGATGCAAGTCTTTGAGTCTGGTGCAGTACAAGATATGTGTGGAGAAGATGTGTCATTCTGTCTTGATGCAATTGACAAGGGTTATCAGATTTGGTGTGATCCTCGTATTCGTGTTGGGCACGAAAAGACTCGTATTATTTGATGACGGAAAAACTCTACAATGTCCTATATGAAGGACGTAAAATTTATTCAAACCTCAGTGCAGAAGAATGTACTGAGGTTCTTCAAGAACTCTCAGAATCTTTTTTCTCGGGAGATGACGTTGATCCAAATTTAATTGAACTGGAGGAAATCTAATGGCACTTAAAGGAAATACTTTTCAACCCGGAGCACCTAAGAAAACTCGTCAAGGCCGCTCTGCTCGCACACTTCTATCAGCAACCTCTCGCAATGGTCGTAAAAAGAAGTATCGTGGACAAGGTAAAGGTTAAATAGTAAAGAGGTCACAGATTGGAACATGTATTATTTTGATTCCAACGATGAATGGAAATCAATTCATGAAGAAGATCTGTGGGTATATAACAAACTAATCTTAAATACTCGTCTAAGGCATCTCTGTGGACCTACAGGGGTGCCTGTTCCATATCCAGGTAATTATATCGTCCGACCAAGTATTAATATACTCGGTATGGGGCGATTTTCTCGTGTAGTACCTATAGAAGATAGTACGGAACATTTTCATCCAGCAGAATTCTGGTGTGAAATCTTTGAAGGTGAACACATGAGTGTTGATTTCTATAGAAAAGAATCCTCTTTAGTTGTGATTGGAGAGAAACAATTAGAAGCTCCATTCTACAAATGGAAAAAGTGGTATAAAGTAGATAGAAAAGTAGAATTTCCTGAAATTCTAAATGACTTGAAAGGTGATTATGAGTGGATAAATTGTGAATTCATTGACAATAAACTCATAGAAGTTCATTTTAGAAGAAATCCTGACTTCAGATATGGGAATAATGTTGCTATTCCAGTTTGGGTTGGTGAAAAAATAGAAAAAATGGAAAATTTGACCTTTGTTGAGGACAAAGACTACCTAAGAGAAGGATTTTATATCGATACACGGGATAGCAACCCCGTAAAAAGTTCTGATCTAACAAATCAGGAGCAAAAAAATGACCAAAAAAGTCGATAAGGACCAGAATTTTATGAGAAATGAGTGGGGGACTGAATTTTTAGCTAGTGAGTATGGTTGGGAAGACAAAATTCAGAAGCAAAAGATGCTTCGTGAGATCGCAAATGACGATTTAACACCTAAAAAGCACGATTTTCACCATCAAAATGAAATTCATGCAAAAATTCGTAATGATGAAGATTATGATGATTGGGAATATGGAACAGAACCTCTTTATGAATCAAAAAACACTAATAAATAAGATAGATTTATAGTAATAAATGCCTCTAGAAAGGGTAAGTCAAGGTTTTAAAGATATCAGTCTATCATTCCAAAGTAATCCCCTAAATGGGGATTTAATTGGACTGAAAAATGAGAATGCAATCGCACGTTCAGTTAAAAATATTGTGTTTACCCTTCCTGGAGAAAAATTTTTCGATAGAAACTTTGGTTCAAACATCACAAGATCTCTATTTGAAAATGTAGATGATATTTCTGCATCAGTTATTGTCGATGAAATTAGAGAATCAATTACAAATTATGAACCAAGAGTTAGATTGATTGATGTCCAAGCATTTCCAGATTACGACAATAATTCTTTTGATGTGACAATCATATATGAAATTATAGGAGCAGATATTCCAGCACAACAATTACAATTCGTCTTGCAACAAACTAGGTAAAATGCCATTAGTTAATTTCTCCAATCTAGATTTTGATCAAGTCAAAATAACTCTTAGAGATTATTTAAGATCAAATCCAAACTTTACAGATTACGATTTTGAGGGTTCCAATCTCTCAACAATTCTTGATGTATTGGCATATAATACTTACATATCCTCATATAATGCAAATATGATTGCAAATGAGGTGTTTATTGATAGTGCTACTCTTAGGGAAAATGTAGTATCTCTCGCTAGAAATATTGGATATATCCCACGCTCAAGAAAAGCATCAAGAGCAACAATTAGTTTTTTTGTTGACACTACAAATATAACTCCTGTCCCATCATCATTAACCTTAAAAAAGGGACCAGTTGGAGCCACAGCAGGAACCTTTGGAAATCAATCTTTTGTATTTTCAATATTAGAAGATATAACAGTTCCTGTGGTGAATGGTATTGCAGAATTTAATGATATAAACATTTACGAAGGAAGTTTGCTTACAACTAACTTTACATATTCTGAATATAATCAAAACCAAAGATTCATATTAGATAATATTGGTATCGATACTGAATTAATATCTACAAGAGTTAGAAGTAATGAGAACTCAACAAACTCTGTAAAATATTCCTATCAGGACAGTCTTTTTGATATTGATTCAAATTCTAATGTATTTTTCCTCCAAGAGATAGAAGATGAGAGATATGAACTTATCTTTGGTGATGGAATATTTGGAAGAAAATTAGAAGAGGGTAATTATATTAATATTTCATATATTGTAACTAATGGAGATAGTGCAAACGGAATTAATCAATTTAGTTTTGCAGGAAATTTATCTTATACCAGAAACGGAGTAGAATATATTGTAACATCAGGAATTTCTCTTCTAACAACAGGTATTCCTGCTTCTGGAGGTGAGAAAATAGAGTCAGTAGAATCAATAAAAAAATATGCACCAAGAATATATGCATCTCAAAATAGAGCATTAACTTCTAATGATTATGAGACATTAATTCCTGCCAAAATTTATCCAGAAACAGAATCAATATCTGTTTTTGGTGGGGAAGAGTTAATTCCTCCGCAATATGGAAAGGTATTCATCAGTATTAAACCAAGATTTGGTGACTTTTTGCCTAATTTGGTGAAGGAAAATATTAAGTTGAGACTTAAAAAGTATGCTGTTGCTGGTATAGTTCCAGAAATATTGGATTTGAAATATCTTTATGTTGAGGTTGATTCTAAAATTTATTATAATACTAACCTAGCTCCTGGCGCAGACTATGTTTCTAGTATTGTTCAATCAAATGTTAATAAGTATGCAGAATCGACAGAATTAAATCGATATGGTGCAAGATTTAAATATAGTAAATTTCTAAAAATAATTGATGATAGTGATAGTTCTGTAACTTCAAACATCACTACTATTCAAATGAGAAGAGATTTGAGAGTTGTATTGAATGCATTTACCGAATATCAAATAGGTTTTGGGAATGAATTCTATATTAAGAGTATGAATGGATACAATATTAAATCTTCAGCATTCAGAACTGCTGATATAAACAATGATGTTTATCTTTCTGATGTTCCAGATACAGATAGAATAACTGGATCTATATTTTTATTTACAGTTCCATCAGTAAATTCTCCAACTCCCACAATAGTTAAAAGAAATGTTGGAACTATTAATTATAAGAGTGGTATTGTGACCTTAAATCCAATTAATATAGTTTCCTCAAAAGTAAAAGATGGTCAAAGTATTATAGAGATTTCAGCAATTCCAAGATCAAATGATGTGATCGGATTACAAGACCTTTATTTGCAACTAGATATTAATAACAGCAATTTTGAAATGGTTGTTGATGAAATTGCTTCTGGATTAGATCCTTCAGCATCAAATTACATAGTCTCCTCAAGTTACAGCAACGGCAATTTAGTAAGATCATAAAATGACAGAAAAAAGAATTCAGATCAACAAAATTGTAAAAAATCAAGTTCCATCTTACGTAAGAGAGGAATTTCCATTAGTTATTGATTTTTTATCACAATACTATCTTGCCCAAGAGTTTAAGGGAGCACCTTTAGACTTAATTCAAAATATTGATAGATACATCAAACTTGATGAGACAACAAATACTATAGATTCTGTAGTATTGAATGACGATATTTCATCTACTGACACAACTATTGTCGTTAATTTATTAGAATCTCCAAAAGGGACCTATGGATTTCCAGAATCTTATGGTCTTTTGAGAATAGGTGATGAAATTATTACTTATACAGGAAAGACTATAAACTCTTTTACTGGTTGTATTAGAGGATTTAGTGGGATAACATCCTACGATCAAGAACTTTCTTTTTCAGATTCAGAATCTACAAGTCATACTTCTGGAGAAGTAATTTATAATCTTAGTGACTTATTTTTAAAGCAATTTTTACTGAAAACTAAGTACCAACTAACTCCTGGATTGGAAGATAGGGAACTTACTCCAGACTTAAATCAAAATCTTTTCATAAAACAAGCAAAAGATTTTTATCTGAGTAAGGGAACTGACTTTTCCTTTGAAATATTGTTTAAAGCACTTTATAATGAAGATGTAAAGGTAATAAAGCCAAAGGAGTTTCTCTTTAGACCATCAGATGCACACTATAGGATTACGAATGATCTGGTGGTGGAAAGTGTTTCTGGAAATCCTTTTGATTTAGAGAATTTGACATTATTCCAAAATCAGTATGGTGAAATCGAAAAAGCATATGCTCCAGTAACCAATGTAAGTAGATTAAACACCAAAACTGAGGGAGAATTCTACAAATTAAAAATAGATGCTGGTTACAACAGAGATATTAACTATGATGGTATTGTTTATGGTAATTTTTCTATACATGCCAGAACTTCCAATATAGGGAACGTTTCTGCAGGATCTTCATTTATTGATGTCGATTCTACAGTAGGATTTCCAAATAGTGGAGAGCTGGAAGTAAAATATTTTGATGGATCTATTGGTATAGTAAGTTATTCTTCAAAATCAATAAGTCAATTTTTAGGTTGTTCAAATTTAAATTTGAATATACTTGATGGATCTTCTGTAGGAATAAACACGTATGCATATGCAACTACAGGTTTTGGTACTGAGATAAGAGTTAAGGTTACTTCAGTACTAAACTCTTTTTCTCTCGACACAAACTCTTATTTTTATAATAAAGGAGATTCATTAAAATTAAAGTCTCTTGGAATCAATGAAAAGAATTTAAAATCAAAGAATTGGATTTTAAATATTTCGACAACTTATAATGTTGATTCTATTTCATTGGTTGATTCTTTGAATAAAATCTATTCAATACGTTTAGATAAAGACCATATTTTTAGTATAGGTAATTCTCTCACCATTGATGATGGTGCAAACTTCAATGAGATATTGACAATATCTGATGTAACATCTGCAACATCAATAATTGCAAAATCTCCTGTTACTATACCTCTACAAGGTAGAAAATTCACAGTAAATAGAAATTTATCGAAGGTAAGATCAAATAATTTCCCAAATTCTAATATTTTCTCATCAGATATACAAAATGTTTACTTAGATGATGATAAAATTTTAGTAGCTTCTCCATCACTTCCATCATACAATAATACATCTTTAGAAGTAGGTAATAGATCTATTACTTTTTCTGGCACATATGTTGGAGAAACTTTTAAAATTACTAATTTATTTGATCATGGATTTTATACTGGAGATGCGGTCTATTATTCACCAGAAAAGATTCAAGTTTCAACTTTTGATGTTGACGGCAATCAAATAAGTTTAGAAGAGGACGGAACTTCATTATTTGACGAAGGTTTATATTTTGTAAAAAGGATTGATTCGAATAATGTAAAATTTGCAAGAAGTAGATCGGATATTGATAATTCTAGATTTGTAGAAGTTTCTTCTCAAACTACTGTATCATCGAATAAAATAACTCCATATAACTTATATTCAAAATATCTAGATAACCAAAAAATTCTTAGAGAAGTTGCCTCCCCAGAAAATGACGGAAAGTTTTATGAAACAACTCCAGGAAAAACGGGTATTCTTGTAAACGGTGTTGAAATATTAAATTATAAGTCATCTGATGTTTTATATTATGGTCAAATTGATGAAGTGGAAGTAACTTCTGGCGGTGATGAATATGATGTCATAAATCCACCAAATCTCTTAATATCTGACAGAGTAGGTTCTGGTGCTACGGGATTTTGTGCTGTAGATGGATCTTTACAAAGAATTGATATAATAGACCCTGGATTTGATTATCAGGAAACCCCAATAGTAACTATTACTGGAGGTAATGGTGTAGGAGCTCAGGCTAGTGCAAAAACCAGACTCATAGAACATAGAGTTTCTTTTAATTCCGAAATAGAATCTAATTTTGTTTCTTTAGGATCATCATTATCAACAATTGGATTTTCCACTTATCATAAATTTAGAAATGGAGAACCTGTAATTTATAGGACAGATTCTCAAACATCTGTAGGTGGATTGTCTACAGATGCTATCTATTATGTTTCTACACAGACCCCATACATTGTAAAATTACACAAAAATAGAAATGAAGCAATATCTGGAATTAACACAATAACTCTATCTTCATATGGAATTGGAAATCATATTCTAGAATCCACCAACAAAAAACTGGTTTTAGATTCTATAAACGTTATAAGTTCTGGTTCTGGATATCAAAATAAAAAAAGAACATGCTCTTTTGTCGGTGTTAATACTTCACTAAACACTATTACAATAAAAAATCATGATTTTAACTCTGGAGAGATTGTAAAGTATTATAATGATGGAACTCCTATAAGCGGATTGACAACTAATACAGAATATTACTTAACAAAGGTTGATGATAATAACTTTAGGTTATCTGAAGTTTCTAATTCTATAGAGAGTAGAGATTTTTATTATAAAACTAAACAATATGTTGATTTCAATTCCATTGGTAATGGTACACATATTTTCAATTATCCGGAGATAAGTGTAAACGTTTTAGGAAATGTAGGTATCTCTTCCACTAATGGAGTAGATTTTAAGGCAAAAATTAGACCAGTATTTAGAGGGTCTATAACTTCAATTCATTTAGATTCTAATGGTTCAGATTATGGATCTTCAGAAACTTTAAATTACCAAAGACAACCAAACTTTGACTTATCAAAAGGAACAAATGCCCAATTAATTCCTATAATCTCTGACGGAAGAATAAGTGAAGTATTAGTGTCTAATGTAGGAGAAAAATATTTTTCTGCTCCAGATCTAATAATAACTGGTGATGGTGTGGGTGCAGTACTAACCCCAATAATTGATAACGGTCAGATAACTTCTATAAAAGTTTTAGACAGTGGTATAGGATATAGTCCAGATACTACTTCGATAGAAGTTGTTTCTCCAGGAAACAATTTTAAAGCAAATGCAAAAATACAAACTTGGACAGTAAATCTATTCCAGAAGTATATCAATAACATAACAAAAGACGATGGATTTGTTACAGAGTCTGCAAATCCAGACTTTGGTTTAGAGTACTCTCACATATATGCACCAAGAAATCTTAGAGAAACGATTTATGCAGTAGATCAATCTGGAGAAATAATTTATTCTAAAAAAGATTTAAGAAAAGTAAATAATCTAGAATCAAATTCTACGGACCATTCTCCTATTATTGGATGGGCATATGACGGAAATCCAATATACGGACCTTATGGATACATTTCTAAACAGGGAGGATCAGTTTCCCAGATGAAGTCTGGGTATGAAATAGATCTTAAACCAAATAGACCTCCTACAAGTTCTTTTCCTGAGGGATTCTTTGTTGAGGATTATACCCACTATAATGTAAATGATGAAACTGTTTTGGATGAGAATAATGGAAGATTTTGTGTAACTCCAGATTTTCCAAATGGAACTTATGCATACTTTGCTACAATTAGTGATGGAAATGCAGATTCTTCAGGCAGTTTTGCTGGATATAAGAGACCTGTATTTCCATTTTTAATAGGAAATTCTTTTAGATCCAAGCCAAATGATTTTAACTTCGACTATTCCTCCAATCAAGATCAAATAAATCTAAACGATACAAATTGGAAAAGGAATACTTATTATTACAATATTGGTTTCAATAATGATTATTATAAGTATGTTTACGTTCCAAATAATATAGATCAAACTGTAGAGATTAAGTCAACATTTACAGGAGAAGTAGATACTGTTTCCATTTCAACAGGAGGAAATAATTATAGAGTTGGTGATGTTCTTGTTTTCGATAACTTAGACGCAAATGGAACTCCTAGAGGATTTGCAGCATCTGCATCAGTATCAAGCATTGAAGGAAAGAGTGTTGATTCAATCAGTATAGCATCAACTACAATTTATAATGTTGAAATATATCCAGGTTTCCAGAAAGATGAGTATGTAATTTATGCAGAAAATCCACATAACTTAAGAAACACTGATTTTATTAATGTATCTGGATTAAACACAACCTCATCTAGATTAGAAGGAACTTATCGTGCAGGAATTTCTTCTAATGCCTTATTCTTGGTGGGATCAGGATCTTCAACAGTTGGTCTCCATAGTGTAGGAGTAACTGGAATTGTCACTTATATCTCAGTAAGAGGCAATTTATCATCACAATTTATTAGAGAAAATGATATTCTTGAGGTAGACTCAGAAAAACTAAAAGTATTGAACATTGATAATGATTCTTCAAGACTAAGAGTTTTAAGAGAAATTAATGGCACTGTAGGATCTTCACATTCAATAACGTCAGCGTTATATGAAAATCCAAGAAAATTAACAATTAGTACTGGTTTTAGAAGTGATTATAATTATAAGATTAATAAAGAAATATATTTTATTCCATCTGAATCGGTTGGTTTAGGTACTGTATCTGGAGTTGGCATAGGAACTACTCTAAGTATCTCAAATCCGGGGGTTGGATTCACACAAATATTTGTTCCATCAAAAACAATATATCTACCAGGCCATGGTCTGATAACTGGAGATGAGGTCACATATTCGACAAATGGTGGAAGTGTTATAGGAGTTTCCACTAATGGCATTTCGACAAGTTTTAGTCTAACTGATCCATCAACCCTATACGTAGCCAAGATTTCTAATGATTTGATAGGTTTATCTACGGTGAGAGTGGGATTGGGTTCAACAGGTGTATTCTCAGGAATAACATCAGAAACTTCTTCTATAGAAACTTTATACTTTGTAGGTGTTGGAACAGGAGAATATCATAGTTTTAAGACAAATCATTCTGTAATTGCAGGAGAAATCTCCAGGAATATCGTTACTGTTTCTACAGCACAAACACATGGATTGAGAAATGGAGATTCTGTAAACGTAAACATTAATGTAGGACTTACTACAGAAATAGTAATCAAATATAATGATTATAATAGAGTTCTTTTAGTTGATCCAAAATCTTTCTCTATTTCTGGAGTTAGCACATCTTCAAATTCTATAACCATTCCAAATCACGGATTGAAGTCGGGTCAAAAAGTTATTCATACATCGTCTTCTCCATGCGGAGGACTAGATGATAATGGCGAATATTATGTTGTGGTTTTTGATCCAAACACAATAAAATTATCAACTTCATACTTCGATGCTACAAAACTAAAACCACTCATCGTCGATATTACTAGTGCATCTTTTGGAGAAATTGCCTTAGTAAATCCGGGCGTAGAACTTTATAAAAATTCTATCGTAGAATTTAATTTATCAGATCCATCACTTTCATACACTTATCAATCTACAAATTATCCCGCTTTTGAATTTGAGTTTTATAAGAATTCTAATTTCACAGAAGAATTTGAGACATCACAAAATTCAAGATTATTTGACATACAAAAAACGGGATCTATTGGTATTAGTACAGATGCAAAAATCACTCTTTCAATAAACAACAATCTTCCGGAAAGATTATATTATAGATTGAGACCTGTATATGATGGAAATATTCCATTAGAGAAAGAGTCGATAGTAGTAGACGATACTGTCTTTTCAAGTAGTGAAATTACATTTAAGAATAGTCTCTATAGTGGAAATCATACAATCTCTATAGCTTCTTCAACATCTTTCAATTACACCTTACAAAAAGTACCAGAAAGAGTATCCTACACTTCTTCTGAGGCTGAAATAAAGTATGATACCAATTCAAAAAATGTTATTGGTCCAATATATGATGTAAAAATACTCAATAGAGGATTTTCTTATAGTTCTTTGCCCGGAATTAGCACTGTTGACAGTCTACTTGGAACAGGAGCATTATTGGAGGCAGATAGTAAATCAATAGGAAGAATAAAAAATTCAAAAGTCAATGATATTGGATTTAATTTCCCATCAGACTATACACTTAGACCTTCTACATCATTGCCTCAGGTGATAAAAGTAGAACCACTATCTTCTTTCTTCTCTATAGGAATAAGTTCTTTTGGCAAGGGATACACAAGTCCACCAAAACTATTAGTTTTTGATGGTAAGACCGGTCAGATTATTCCAGAGATTGATTTGAGATATAGTCTAGGAGACTCAAATGTTTCGATAATAAGAAACACATATGGAATATCTGATGTTATTCCTAGAATACTTCCTATCGAAAATTCTAACGGAGTTGGTATTTCCACAATTAGTTTCAACGAATCAACAAAAGATGTTACGGTAAGACTTTCTGTTGGGTTTAGCACTGCAGATTCTTTCCCCTTTAAAGTCAATGATAAAGTATTGATTGAGAATATTAGCGTTGGTTTAGGATCAACAGGAAAGGGTTATAATTCTGATGGTTATAACTATTCTCTATTTACTTTAACTTCTGTCGATGAAAATAGAGGAGGAATAGGATCAGTCACATATAACTTAAGTCAATTCTTAACTGGATCCGAATTCCCAGGAAAATTTGATCCTATAAATTCTGCGGGGAGAATAATTCCAGAAAAAGATTTTCCACTATTTAATATAGAGTTAACTAAAAATGATTACTTGGAGGGAGAAGAAGTATATTCAAATTCTGTTTCCTATGGAGTAGTTGATAGTTGGGATTCTAAAAATAATTATCTAAAGGTAATATCTGATCAGAAGTTTTCTATTGGCGAAGTCATAGAAGGATCTTCATCAAATACACAAGGCATAGCATCATCAATAACATATTTTGAAGGATACATGAATTTAGGTCCTTTCTCAAAAGTAGAGAATGGTTGGGAAAGTGATGCGGGCGTTCTAAACAATAATTTACAGAGAATTCAAGATAATTTCTATTATCAAAATTTCTCATACAGTCTAAAGTCGAGAGTTGATTATGATACTTGGAACGATTCTGTAAGTACATTAAACCACACTGCAGGATTTAAAAAATTCTCAGATTATCAATTGGAATCAATTCCAAGTATTCCAATTACTGTTGGAGTCACAACAACTACAACTTCAATTGAAGTAGTAAACGATATTATTGGAGTTGTCGATTTGAATTGTGTTTATGATTTTGATTTAGTGAGTGAAAATTCTCTAGAACTATCATCAAGAATTTTTTCTGATGAAATAGTTTTTGCAAACAGAATCTTGACAGATTATCTAGAATCTGTTGGAAATAGAGTATTATCTATTGATGATGTTAGTGGTCAATTTAACAGCAATCCTAGACCAACTCGATACTCTGAGGTTTTTAGATTTGATTTAGCTGATGTAAGAGCACAAAAATATGCAATTTATGTAAAAGATAAGAGATTTTTCAATCAAAGACAATTAATGTTTGTTACTCTTATTCATGACGATTTCAATGGATATATCAATCAATACGGAAGATTGGAAACTTATTCTGATTTAGGTTCTTTTGATTTTGCAATATCAGGATCCCAGGGTATCTTGAATTACTATCCAGTAAAATACTCCATAAACGATTATGATATTGCGGTAATATCATACAATTTAAATGACAATTTACTTGGAGTTGGAAGTACTTCTATAGGTCCATCTTTAATCAGTAGTGCAAGTACATTTGTTTCTGCAGGGTCTACTACAACTATAGTTTCTTTAGGATCTACTTATACTTCATTAAAAGTTTTAGTTGAACTGAATGGAATTAATAATGAATTTGAATTTGATGAACTAAATGTTGTCACAAATGGGTCGGAAGTTGAATTTGTGGAGTATGGGCAATTGACAACAGAACTTGGACCTTATTCTTCATCAGGTTTTGGAACTTATTACCCATATATTTCAGGATCTAATATTAATATTGATTTCATTCCAAATCCAGGAGTTGCTCTCACAGTCAATACTATTCAGGTTTCTTTAGGAAATACGGAATCGACTGGAATAGGGACTTTTGATATGAAACATGCTCGCTTAGAGTCAAGAACTGTTTCCATTGCAGCATCAACTTCTCCAGTACCACATGTTATCGGAGATTATCCAGATGTTTATGATACTGCATATTATATCGTACAAGTCTTTGATTTAACTAATAACGAAAATCAACTCTCTGAGGTTTTAGTTATAGATGATGAAACAGAAACCTATAGTACAGAGTATGGAAACATCGAAACTTTATCCGGATTAGGAACAATAGGAACAAGAAGGACAAGTTCCATAACAGAACTTGTCTTCACTCCGATACCAGATATCGATGTTCAAGTAAAAGTTTTTATGAATTCATTACGTCATGAAAACGATGATAATGATATAATTGATTTAATGAATGCTACTATTAGAACAGGTTATGCAAATTACACAGGAACAGATTCTGATGTAAAACGTGCATTCAATTTAAATCACAAAAATGTTCCTATTTTTGAGAGATATTTTGATGGAAGTAGTTCTGATACGGTAGACACTTTAAATAATACTGTTAAGATACCTAATCACTTCTTTGTTACGGGCGAAAAAATAAAATATCATCATGCTGGAGCAGGAACTACTCAGGCTATAGGCATTGCAGCAACAACTTTTGTTGGTATTGGCACTACAGATAAACTACCTTTGGACATTTATGCTATTAAAATTAATGATAATACAATCAAACTCGCATCTAGTGCAGAAAATGCACTAAAATCAGTACCAAATTCTTTGGACATTGTTAGTGTTGGCATAGGAACTTCACATAGATTTGTTTCAACCAATCAAAATCCCAAAGTTGTTGTTGCCATCGATAATGTAATACAATCACCAATAGTATCTACAGCACTAACAACAACGCTATCAGAGGCTGCATCTACTATAGATGATATAGTATATTTCACAGGAATAACATCATTCTTTGGTGGCGATTTAATTAGAATAGGTAGCGAAATAATGAGAATAGAATCTGTTGGCGTTGGCACAACAAATGCTATTCGTGTAAGAAGACCTTGGTTGGGAACTGTTACGGCAGGATATTCTACAAACTCTATTGTAACAAAAGTTACTGGAAATTATAATATTACCGACAATGTTATCAACTTTGTCACTGCCCCATATGGAAATCTCCCACTGTCTTCAACAACAAATCCTCCTGATGAAAGAGATTGGACCGGAATTTCTACAGGATCTAGTTTCCAAGGTAGAGTTTTCTTAAGATCTGGAATTATTAATAGTTCAGATGAAACATATACTAAAAATTATGTTTTTGATGATATTTCTGATGAATTTGACGGAACATCAAATTCTTTTGATCTTCTAGCATCAAACTCAAATGTAACTGGAATATCCACAGAAAATGCTATCATTTTAGTTAATGATGTTTTCCAAGGTCCTGGACAGACATTGAATTATGTGCTGGAAGAATCTTTAGGTATAACATCAATAAGATTTACTGGAACCGGTACTTCTATTTCTTATGATATTAATACTTCCACTTTACCTTCTGGAGGAATAATAGTCTCTGTTGGTTCCACAGAAGGATTTGGATATCAACCTTTAGTTGCTGCTGGAGGAACAGCGATTGTTTCTTTAGCGGGAACTATACAATCAGTTAGCATTGGAAACAGTGGATCTGGTTATAGGTCCGGAATTCAAACAGTAAGAGTTGGTGTTGGAACTTCATCTACATCAACTCCAAATATTGAATTTATTGGTACAGCATCCGTAAGTAATGGAAATATTGTTAGTATTGCGATAACCAATCCAGGTTCTGGATATACTTCAACAAATCCACCATATGTATTTTTCGATTACCCATTATCATACTCAGATGTTCCTCTAATTTATAGTTCTTCTTCTTCTGGACTGGGAACTGAAGCTACTGTTGATATTGTTGTTGGACAAGGTTCTAGTGTAATTAATTTTGAGATAAAAAATACTGGTTATGGATATAAAGAAAATGAAATTCTAACAATTCCTATTGGTGGATCTACTGGAATTCCAACAACATCTTCGTATTACGAATTCCAAATAACAATTGAAAGAATATTTACTGATAGATTTGCAGGTTGGACTATAGGAGAACTTCAGGTTATTGATAGTATAGAAGATTTATTTGATGGAGCTCAGTTTGTATTCCCATTAAGAGTCGCTGATAATCTAGTTTCTATTAGATCAGCAAAAGGATCTAATATTGATGTCAAAGATGTATTGTTAGTATTTGTAAATGATATACTACAGGTTCCGGGCGAAGGATATATTTTCAATGGAGGGAGTTTGATTTCATTCACAGAACCTCCAAAAGAAAATGATACTTGCAAGATACTGTTCTATAAAGGTAGCGGATCTGTTGATGTGATAGAGCGTGATATTTTAGAAACAGTTAAAATTGGAGATGAATTGACAATTGGATATGATTCTTATTTGGGTCAACCTGCTTCTTTACAAGAAGAAAGTAGAACAGTTACTCAAATAAACTCAACAGATTTTGTAACCACAAATCCTTATTTTGGTCCAGGAAATACCAATGATGAAAGTCTCTTTAGGCCAGTTGTTTGGTGTAGACAGACCGAAGATAAAATTATTAATGGAAAGGAAATAGGAAAGGATAGAATTCTATATGAACCTGTCATCAATCCTTTTGCTTACTTAATTCAACCAGTTGGAGTAGGAACAACAATTGTTTATGTTGATAATATTAGACCATTCTTCAATCAAATCAATGAGAATGATACTAGTTTAAGTTTCCAAGACAACATTACATTTATTTCGCAAGACACCAAAGTTTCTGCTTCAGCAACTGCCATTGTTTCGGGTCTTGGAACAATAACTTCAATTGATATCACAGATGGTGGAATTGGTTATTCTACTTCACCATCTGTCACTATCCAGAATCCAGTTGGAGTTGGAACTTCAGCAAGAGCAGAGGCAGTTTCTTCAATAACTAGTGGAATTGTTACTTCTATTGCTATTACTGGACCTGGAACTGGATATACATCGTCTAATCCTCCCCTAGTTCTTATTGAACCTCCAACTTTAGATTCAGAAAAGGCATCTGTTGATCTTTATGAAGGAGACTCTGGAATTATTATAGGAATTACAACTACTAATGTTGGAGTTCCCACAGGAATAATTCTAGATCTCTACATTCCAGAAGACTCTTTCTTCAGAAATTCTTCTATTACTGGTGTTACTACTATCAGTGGAATTCAAACGGGATATTACGTTGCAATATTTAATTCAAATGTTGGCAATGGAGTCACATCGATAGATAGTGATGGATTTACGGTAGGAATTGGTTCCACTTGTTTAGATAACATTTATCAAGTAACTTCTGTGTCTATTGGTCAAACATCTGCACCTGGAATTGGATTGACTTATGTTGCAAAAATAGTAGTAAGTGTAACTGATTACAATGGTTTGACGGGAATTGGAAATAGTAATTACTATGGAAATTATAGTTGGGGAAGAATAACACTTACATCACGACCAGAATTGAACTCTTATGATGCATACACCTATTCAGGTTTTGTTGGAATTATGACAGGAACAATCATACAAAGAACAAGTCCTCTTAAGTATTCAAATTATACCTAATAAATAAGTAAAAAACCACTCAACAATGGCCGCTATTATAACTGATCAAATTAGAATATTAAATGCGAAGAATTTTGTTGCAGGGGTTAGTTCCTCCACGAATTCATATTATTCATTCATTGGATTAACAAATCCTGATGATATTCAAAGTGATTGGGATACTAACCCACCATCACCAAGAGATAGTTTTGATGAAGAGAATGCTTATTGGGATACAATGGTTGCACTGAAAAAAATTAGTGCAAATGATGTTAGACAGGTTGTTCAAAAGAGATTTTGGTCTTCTGGAATAACCTATGACATGTATAGACATGATTACAGTAGATCAAACCCAGCAAAAGTCTCTGGAGCAACGAATTTATATTCAGCAAATTATTATGTAATTAATAACGATTATAGGGTTTATATATGCCTACAAAACGGTACAGATCCAGATAATCCAAACGGAAAACCTTCTCTGGATGAACCAACTTTTGTAGACTTAGAACCAAAATCAGCAGGGACAAGTGGAGATGGGTATATTTGGAAATATCTTTATACCATAAGACCAACAGATATCATAAAATTTGAATCTACAGATTTTATGCCAGTTCCAGCAGACTGGGAAAATGATACAGACAACGCATCTGTAAGAGATAATGCAGTAGACGGATCTATTAAAATAGTAACTATTACTAATAGGGGAGTAGGAATAGGTACAGCAAATAGAACATACACAAGAGTTCCTGTAAGAGGGGATGGGACAGGAGCAGAGTGTACTATTGTAATTAATAACAATCAACAGGTAGAATCAATAACAGTTTCCAACCAAGGATCTGGATATACTTATGGAAATGTTGATTTGGTAGCAGGGAATGTCCCTACAGGAACAACAAGACCAACATTTGATGTTATTATTTCACCTAAAGGTGGCCATGGAGCGAATATATACAGAGAACTTGGGGCATATAATGTTCTACTTTATTCAAGAATTGAAAATGATAATGAAAATCCAGATTTTATCACAGGAAATCAAATAGCAAGAGTAGGTATAGTAGAAAATCCAGAATTTTTTGGATCTACCCAAATTTTAAGTTCGGATAAAGTCAGTGCATTGAATGCCATTAGACTAACTGGTGTTGGTTACAGTTCTGCTGTTTTTACTCCAGATTCATACGTATCACAAACAATTTCTGCTGGAACAACAGCAGTTGGAAGAGTTGTTAGTTATGACCAGACAACTGGAGTTTTAAAATACTGGCAAGATAGAACTCTTGCAGGTTTTAATACTGTAGGAACTGCACAAACTAATCCAACATATGGATATAATTTGAATCAATTCACAAGCAATCCAGATGTTGGAGGAAGTGTCAATATTATTGGAGGATCTGTAACGTTGTCAATCAGTACAACATTTACGGGTATATCTACAGTAATAAATAATAGAACATACTACCTTGGTCAATCATTTTCGCAAGGGTTGTCTTCTCCAGAAGTTAAAAAATATTCGGGGAATATAATTTATGTCGATAATAGACCATCGATAACAAGATCATCAAACCAAAAAGAAGATATCAAAGTCATTTTGCAGTTCTAAAGAATTATGGCACAACAAACCAATTTAAATGTATCCCCCTATTTTGACGATTTTGATGCAAATAATGACTATCATAAAATTTTATTTAAACCTGGATATCCTGTTCAGGCCAGAGAGTTAACAGGTTTACAATCTATATTACAAAACCAAATAGAAAAATTTGGTCAGCATTTCTTTAAAGAGGGTGCGAAAGTAATCCCAGGAAATACTAATTTCAATGGATATTATTATGCGGTAGAATTAAATAATAATTATCAAGGAATTCCTGTTGCAGCATACGCCGATCAACTAGTAGGCCTTAAGATTACTGGCCAAACTTCAGGTGTTACTGCAATAGTAGATAAGGTTTTACTTCCAGAAGATTCTGAAAGAGGAAATCTGACTCTATATGTGTATTATCAGAGTTCAAATACTCAGGATAATTCAACAGAGGCATTTTCAGACGGAGAACTTCTTTTTACTACAGAATCTATTACAAGTGGTCTTTTAGGAAACACTGCAATTTCTGCAGGTTCTCCATTTGCAATTACATTGGCGAATAATGCAACTTCAATAGGATCTGCATTTAGCATCGCTGAGGGAATATATTTTATAAGAGGTCAGTTCATTAATGTAAACAGCGAAACCCTAATTCTAGATCAATATGATAATTTATCCAATTACAGAGTTGGATTGTATATTACTGAACAAATCATAAATTCGGATCTTGACGAGTCTTTAAATGACAACTCGCAGGGATTTAACAACTATGGTGCTCCTGGAGCAGATAGACTGCAAATTTCGGTAAGATTGTTCAAAAAAGATCTTGATGATTTTGATGATAATAATTTTATTGAACTAGCCACAATTGTTGACGGTGCTGTAAAAATTAAACCATTATCAACAGATAAGAGTATTATTGCTGACGAATTAGCAAGAAGAACTTATGCAGAATCTGGAGACTATGTAGTCACTCCATTTGACGTTTCTGTAAAAGAATCTCTTAATAATAGAAAGGGAAATCGAGGAATATTTAACGAAGGTCAATTTACATATTCCGGGGATACACCTTCAGACGAACTAGCCTTATATCAAATTTCCCCAGGAAAGGCTTTTGTTAAAGGATATGAGGTTGAAACTACAGGATCTATATTTTTAGATGTTCCAAAACCAAGAACAACTAAAACTTTAGAGAACCAATCCCTACTATACAATACTGGGCCTACCTTTAGACTTAATAGAATTTATGGTGCTCCAACTATTGGAATAGGAAATACTTTTATAGTAAGTTTGAGGGATGAAAGAGTAGGATCTTCTAGCACAACACCTAGTGGAAAGGAAATTGGTGTTGCTAGAGTATATGACTATAAATTGACCTCTGGTTCATATAACCTTTCAAACCAAAACTTAAATGAATGGGAAATTTCATTATACGATTTACAAACAACTACTGAAATAACACTAAATTATCCAGTATCATTAACAACACCTACTCATATTAAGGGTGCTAACAGTGGAGCTACAGGATTCTTAATGAATTCAGTAAGTGATAGTTCTTCAATAACTTTGTATAATACTGATGGAACTTTTATTCCAAATGAATCATTTATTTTTGATGGCGTTCAAAGTGGAATCACTGGAATAGCAATAACATCATATGGAACATCTAATGTAAAGTCAATTTATGGAATTGTTGGATCTGGACTTACTTTTTCTGCAGATGTATCCCAGTATGACAAATATGTAATTGGAATAGCAACCGTAGGTGAATTAAGATTCCTTAGAAATGAAACAATAGCAGAAACTTTATTGTCATCCACTATTGGCGTTGGTTCTACAGCAATTTACGTAAATGATACCGATTTAGTATCGATAGGAAGTTCAATAACTGTAGGTTCTTCCTTAGTAACAGCAGAAGTGGTAGGTGTTGCGGGAACATTTGTATACATCGATCCTTCAGAGACACCTGCAGGAACAACATTACTGACAACTTTATCAGAAACTGTTGGTCTTTCTTCTAATATTCTTTATGTAAATAATCTTACGGGTGTAACTATAGGAAGTACAGTTTCTGTAGGAGCAGGTCTTACTGATGTAAATGTTGTTTCTATAGGTGATACATTCTTTACAATTGATATTGGAGATGTTTCTTCTCACCCACTACAAACGACAATTACTTCAGAAGTTTCTATAGGTGGAACGGATATTTTTGTTGGTATTGTAACTGGAGTTTCTATAGGAAGTTCCATTAGTGTTGGATCTGGTCTTACTGATGCACCTGTCGTTTCTATTGGAGACACTTTTGTCACTATTGCTGGATTCTCTACATCATCTTCTGCACTCACTGTAGGAACAGCAGTAACATTTTCAAATGTTTCTTCGATGATAACTGGTTCTGCAGTAACATTCTCTAATGTTTCCACATTAGTTGAAGGTAGTGCAGTAACTTTTACAGAAAAAGCATTTGCAAGTAGAGTTACTACACTAAATCCTATTTTCCCAGGAACTCTTGCAAAAGAAAATGATTTAATTAAGTATACTGATAATAATCTATCAGATCCGGTTTTAGCGAAAATTGCCGTTGTAGGATCTAATTTTGTAGAAGTAAAGCAAGTACAAACGGTAACGGGAGTAACATCATCTATACTCCCATCATCTTCATTAGATGTTACAGACCTAACTGTAGTTAGCAGTAGTTTAGATACATCAACAGATAATACTTTATATACAAGATTACCTAAGGATAATATATCTGATGTAGATCTGACCAACTCTTCATTGACTATAAGAAGGTCATTTACCGTTAATATAACCAATGGGGAACTATCAATTCCACTTTCTGCAGGTTCTAATGAGACATTCTTGCCATTTGATGAAGAAAGATATTCTTTAGTTAGATCTGATGGCTCATATGAGAATCTAAGTTCTGATAAATTCTCATATATTCTTGGAGGGTCTCAAATACAAATTTATAATTTGGGCAGCGATGATTCTGGCGCAACATTAATAGCTACATTAAGAAAAATAAAACCAAAAGCAAAATTCAAAAGAAAGAATAGAGTAAATAGCGTATTAATAGATAAATCAAAATATGAAGGTTCTGGAATAGGTGCAACAACATTAGATGATGGATTAACTTATGGTAGTTTCCCCTATGGAACTAGAGTTCAGGATGAAAACATATCATTGAATACATCAGATATTATTGAGATACATGCGATTTATGAGTCTGCCAATACAAATGACCCAGAACCACCAAAAGCAATTCTGACATCAATCACTACTCCATCATCTACTACTGCCGATATAATTATTGGCGAAGAATTTGTTGGACAAACAAGTGGTGCTGTCGCAATTTGTGCAGAAAAGTTATCTTCCGCACAAATATCGTTTATTTACAAAAATAAGAATAATTTCAAAGAGGGAGAAACTATTCTTTTCTCCGAATCAAACACCAGTGCTATTGTTTCAACATTAAATTCAGAAAGTTTCGATGTATCCACAAATTATACTTTTAGAACAGGACAAAAAGGCACTTTCTATGATTATGGATATATAACGAGAAAATCAACATCATCTGAACCAAATAAGAAAATAAAAGTTTACTTCTCAAATACTTACTATGATTCTTCCGATGATGGCGATATAACTACCGTTAATTCATATGCAGATTTTAATTATGGCACCGAAATTAGAAGAATTAATGGTGTTAGAAATTCTGACATAATTGATATCAGACCAAGAGTTTCTGACTATGATTCTATTTCTCCGACAAGATCGCCATTTGAGTTTTATGGAAGATCTTTTGATACTACGGGAAATTCAGCTTCTAATATATTAGCATCAGATGAAGATATTGTAACTTCTTTCTCATTCTACCTTGGTAGAATAGATAGAATATATCTAACAAAGTCTGGTGTTTTCCAGGTCAAATATGGAACTCCAGCAGAAAAACCAGAAAAACCAGTAATAGTTGATGATGCACTAGAAATATCTTCAATATCTCTACCTCCATATCTCTATACTGTAGGAGATTCTTCAGTTGAATTTTTAGATCATAAGAGATATAGAATGTCTGATATCAGACAGTTAGAAAATAGAATCAAAAATCTAGAATACTATACTGCACTTTCTTTACTAGAAACCAATACAGCTAATTTGTTTATTCCTGATGCTGATGGTTTGTCAAGATTTAAGTCGGGATTCTTTGTAGATAATTTCACGTCACTTTTAGCACAAGAAGATTCTTTCCTATACAAAAATAGTATTGATATAAGATCCAAAGAGTTAAGACCATCACACTACACAAATGCAATTGATTTAATTCCTGGTCCGGTAGTTGGTCTAAGCCCATCAGCAGATTTAGCGTTTACTCCACCAGAAGGAATTAATGTTAGAAGGACTGGCGACATCATTACCCTCGATTATGCGGAAATAGAATGGCAAAAACAAACATTTGGAACTAGATCTGAAAGTGTAACTCCTTTCATATTGAATTTCTGGAGAGGTTCTTTACAACTGACTCCAGCCTCAGATACTTGGGTTGACACTGTAAGAATTGAAGCAAAATTCATTAATGTTGAAGGAAATTATGCAAGAGTTCTTAATGATGCGGTAAGAAATCTAAACGTAGACCCACAAACTGGGTTTGCTCCTACTGTTTGGAACTCTTGGGTTGCTAACTGGACTGGTCAGCAAAGAATATCATCGACTAGAACTAGAGAAACATCAAACTGGTTTGGTTGGGGTGTAACATTCAACACCATTCAAGATAATCTTTTAGAGGTTATTGATACTGGTGTAGAAAATAGAACAGGAACAAGAGCTGTATTCAGTGAACAGATTGATAATACTTCTGTTGGAGATAGAGTTGTAAGTAGAGACTTGATTCCATTCATGAGATCGAGAAATATCTCTTTCACAGCAAATGGAATCAAACCCAATACTAGAGTATACGCTTTCTTTGATGGAGTTGATGTAACTAGATTCTGCACACCAAAACTTCTTGAGATTAGTATGATTTCTGGAACTTTTGAAGTTGGTGAAACAGTTGATGGTGTCATGGAGGTTACTGGTCTTGGTCCTGACTTGCAAGATGTTTCTCCTTCTATTACATTTAGAGTTGCACAATCAAATCATAGAACAGGACCATTCGATACTCCTAACCTAACATACCCAATAAATCCATATAATAATCAACCCCTACCAGAGGCATATTCTTCAACTTCAACTATTCTCAATGTAGACTCTTTCTCACTATCAAACATTGCTCAGGGGCAATTTAGTGGTTGGATTGAGCAAGGAATGATCCTTGTTGGCAGAAGTAGTGGCGCACAAGCACAGATAACAGATCTTAAGTTGGTTTCTGATATCACTGCTACTGTGTCTGGTAGTTTGTTTGTTCCAAATCCAAATATTGATGTAAATCCACGTTTTGAAACAGGGTCAAAAACTTTTGTATTGATCAATGATGAAAACAATGACCCAACTACAGCAACAACATCTGCTACAGAATCATTTGAGTCTTCAGGTACATTAGAAACGGTTCAAGAAAATATTGTATCTGTAAGAAATGGTAGAGTTGATCTTGTACAGCAAAATCAACAAAGAGATGCAAGAAGATCTACAGGAACGCAGGTCGTTTCTTCAACTGTAATATCATCTAGAACTATTGTATTTCCACCACCACCACCTCCACCACCAAGAAACCCACCTCCACCACCACCTCGTCGTTGGGATCCCCTCGCACAATCATTCTTGGTTGAAGAGGCAGAAGGTATTTTCTTAACAAAATGTGGAATATATTTTAGAACTGTTGATGATTCCAACTTGCCTGTGGTTCTTCAGATTAGAACTATAGAACTTGGTCTTCCAAGTCAAAAGGTGCTTCCATTCTCAGAAGTCTATCTGTATCCACAGCAAATTACCACATCAAATGATGGTTCTGCTGTAACATATTTTGAATTTGAAGCACCGGTATACTTGAATGGAGGAACCGAGTATGCTATTACTTTACTTTCACCATCTCCAAATTATAGTGTCTATATTTCTAGAGTAGGTGAAAATGATCTTATTACTCAAGCTTTTGTATCGAATCAACCTACTTTAGGTTCTCTATTCAAATCTCAAAATGCTTCTACTTGGGAACCAAGTCAGTGGGAAGATCTTAAATTTGAATTATACAGAGCGGACTTCTTAGAAACTGGAACTGTCGAATTCTATAATCCAGAGTTAAATCTAGGAAATAGTCAGATCGCTAAACTACTTCCAAATTCTCTTGAAATGTATTCAAGAAAACTGAGAATTAGTTTAGCATCAACAATATCAGATTCTGGTATTCAATTTGGAAATACTGTTTTCCAATATGGGTCGAATGCATCTGGAAATTATGTAGGAAATGCAGGAATTGCTACTGGAAATCTGAATATTATTAATTCTGGAATTGGTTATACTCCTTCTTCCGGTTCATATATCTTCAATAATGTAGTTCTTTCGACAATAACTGGAAAGGGATCTGGTGCCACGGCAAATATTGTAGTTTCCAATGGTGTTGCGATTGCTGCAACAATTAGTTCCAGTGGAAATGGTTATAAGTCAGGTGATGTTGTTGAAATATCTTCTATTGGTGTTGCCAATGTTGGAAGAAATGCTAGATTCTCTATCGTTTCTATTGCAAATACAAACCAAATTATTCTCGATAACGTTCAGGGTGATTTTGCGACTGGTATTGCAAATACAATGAGATATACTGATAGTGCAGGAATTACTACGGACTTAAATTGGCAATATGGCGGAAACATTGCCATCTCCAATATCGATGTTGAAAGTGATGGTTTACACATAAAAGTAAATCATAAAAATCATGGAATGTATTCGAATGAAAACTATGTAGAAATTTCTCATGTCTTACCTGATGTTAAACCAACAAAACTTAGTGTTGTGTATGAGGCAGATTCTGTAGGAACTATCAGCGTAGATGATGCATCTGAGTTTGCTACTTTTGAAGGTGTTGGAATTGGAACAACTAACCCAGGTTATTTGATGATTGGCAATGAAATTATTGAATATACTTCAGTTTTTGGGAATATTATTGGAGGAAATATAGTAAGAGGAACTAATCCAGTATCTCACTCTGTAGGAAGTCCTGTTTACAAATATGAATTGAATAATATTTCATTAAAGAGAATAAACAAAACACACTATCTTGGCGATGTAACTATTTTAGATCAAATTACTTTTGATTCTTACTATATCAAATTGGATACAACTATGGATGGAATTGATAGAACTGACGGAACTAGTTTCCCAATACTTTATCAAAATGGCACAAAGAGTTCTGGTGGATATAATATCCAGGCTACTCAGAATATTCCTTTCGAAATTGTAACTCCTATTGTACAAAACCTCACTGTTACTGGAACAACTGTCAATTCTCAGATTAGAACAATAACAGGAAAGAGTATAAGTGGCAATGAAATTCCATTCATCGACAATGGTTTTGAAGATCTGGTAGTCAACACTCCAAATTATCTAGATTCTCCAAGAATTGTTTGCTCCAAAGTTAATGAAGAATTGAAGTTAAATGATCTCCCCGGCAATAAATCCGTAAATATGAGATTAGTTTTGGCAACTACCAATACTAAGTTATCGCCAGTGATTGATACTCAAAGAGTTGCTTTGATTTTAACATCAAACAGAGTGAATAATATTATTGAAGATTATGCGAATGATTTAAGAGTTTCTACTTTAGATTCTGATCCAACTGCATTCCAATATATTTCTAAAGAATTGACTCTAGAATCGCCAGCATCTTCTATTAAAGTTATATTAAATGGTCATGTAAATCCATATTGTGATATACGTGCATTCTATGCAATAGGCGATAATCCAAACTTTGTTCCGATATTCACTCCTTTCCCCGGATATAATAATTTAGATTTCAAAAATCAAGTTATTAATCCGGAAGATAGCGATGGAAGATCAGATTCTTATGTAACTCCTGTGAATACTTTAGGATTTACTGCAGAAGAATTGGGATACAAGGAGTATACATTTACTGCTGACCAATTGCCTTCTTTCAGATCTTATCGTATTAAATTAATAATGACTTCCTCAAGTCAAGTCTATGTTCCTAGAATAAAAGATCTAAGAGTTATCGCTTTAGCATAATATGGATTATATGAGAGTAAAGGGTCATGATAGTTTAATTCGTGACCCAAAAACAAATTCTATTATTAATATGAACACTTCAGAATATAATGAATATATTTCAAGAAAAAAATCAAAAAATAAAGAGATTGAAAAGATACAGAATATTGAAAGTGAAGTTGCTAGCATGAAAGATGATATACAAGAAATAAAAAATCTACTTAGGAGTTTAGTTAATGGATCCTGATAAAATTGAGTTAGAAAATCTTTCCAAAAATTTTGAATATGTAAAAGCATGTATTGAAATTGATTCAATCTCTGATATTGATGAATTGAAAAATATATCTAAAGCATACATGAAGTTATATATGAAACAACAAGAGGTTTTATCGAATTTATTATCAATTAATAAAATATAAATACCTTGAGAGGTAATAACAAATGGCGCAACCAGCATCTAGACAACAACTAATAGATTATTGCAAGAGAAAACTTGGTGCGCCCGTGTTGGAAATAAATGTTGCTGATGAGCAAATAGATGACCTTGTAGATGATGCAATACAGTTTTTTCAAGAAAGGCACTTTGATGGAGTTGGCCAAGTATACTTAAAGTATCAAGTAACTCAAGATGATATTAATAGAGGACGAGCACCTGGAGGAGAAAGTCCTACTGCAGGAATAGCAAATACTTCTGCTACTGCAAATATAGGAGGTTCTACAGTCACTTTTAATTACAAAGAAAATAGTAATTTTTTACAAGTTCCCTCATCTGTCATAGGAATTCAAAAAATATATCATTTTGATGGAACAAATACTACAACTAATAATATGTTTAGTGTAAAATATCAATTATTTTTAAATGATATTTACTACTGGGGGTCAACTGAAATCTTAACCTATGCAATGACAAAGACATATCTAGAAGATATTGATTTTCTATTGACAACCCAAAAGCAAATTAGATTCAATCAAAGACAAGATAGATTATATTTGGACATAGACTGGGGAAGTGTTTCTGCGGGAGACTATTTGATTATTGATTGTTACAGAGCATTAAACCCAAATGATTTTTCTAGAGTTTGGAACGATTCTTTCCTTAAAATTTATCTGACTTCTTTGATAAAAAGGCAGTGGGGGCAAAATTTAATTAAGTTTCAGGGCGTAAAACTTCCTGGAGGTGTAGAACTCAATGGTAGACAAATATATGATGATGCACAAAAAGAGATAGATGCAATAATGGAAAAAATGTCCAATACATATGAACTTCCACCACTAGATATGATCGGGTAGGGAATATGCTAAATCCATTTTTCCAGCAAGGATCTAGAGAAGAACAAAGTTTAATACAGGATCTTATCAACGAACAGTTGAGAATTTATGGCGTCGAAATATATTATTTACCAAGACAGTATGTTACAGAAAAAACTGTAATTAGAGAAGTTATAGAGTCAAAATTTGAAATAGCACATCCAATAGAAGCATATGTAGAAAATTATGATGGATATTCTGACAATTCATCAATATTAACAAAATTTGGAATCCAAGCAACAAATGAAATTACTTTAATAATTTCAAAAGAAAGGTATGATGAATACATTTCACCATTAATTAAAGGAAAAGATAATATAAAGTTATCTTCGAGACCAAAAGAAGGAGATCTTTTGTATTTTCCTTTAGGAGATAGATTATTTGAAATAAAATACGTTGAACATGAAAAACCATTTTATCAACTACAAAAAAATTACGTTTATGAACTTAGATGTGAACTATTCAGATATGAAGATGAAATAATTAATACTGGAGTAGATGAAATTGATGATGTATTAGAAGAGATTGAAGGATCTGGTGGAAGTGATGTTTTTGTGGGAAGAACTCAAACTTTAACTCTTGTTGGAGCTGCTTCTACTGCTACTGCTATCACATCTTTAAGAGATGGTGGAATAAGATTTATTGCCGTTACAAATAGAGGTGGTGGTTATACGTCAACACCTAGAGTTGCGATTTCTTCTGCACCATCTGGAGGAATAACAGGTGTTGCAACTGCGTCTATGATAAGTGGAGTAGTTGTGTGTAATGATAATATAAATCCTGTAGCTAAATCTGTACAGTCTGTCCAATTACTAAATGTAGGTGCTGGTTACACTTTAGCACCTGGAGTAAGATTTATTGGAGGAGGAGGATCAGGAGCAGCTGCTACATCAGTCATTGATAGTAGAATGGTTGGTGTTGTTACAGTTACTTCTGGTGGATCTGGATACTCAACAACACCAACAGTTACTTTCTCTACACCAAAACATGTTGGCGCTGCAGCCACAGCTGTTATTGACACTACAGTAGGAACTGGAGGAAGTGTTACTGATATAATTATCAGTCAAGGTGGTCCATACTACCTATTTACAGATACGACAGGAGGTAGATTTTACAAACCAGGAAGTGTACCTACTGTCATTGTAGATTTACCTGCAGGTACTGGAAATGCCGCAATTGCAACTGCAATTATGGGAGATTATGATACTACAGGAGGAACAGTTTCTAGTATAGCAATTACATCTGAAGGAAAATACTATACTAGTGCTCCAACTGTGACGATATCACCTCCAGGATTTAGTTATGCAACAGCTACTATCGATAATGGAGGAGGAATCGATGGTTCAAGTATAGATCCTGCATTTCTGGTAATAACAAATGGAGGAAGAGCATATACTACTGCACCAACTGTTGCTATTTCTACAGGTCCAGGACAAGATGCACCAACAGAAGTTGCAATTGGAATTGCAACAATTAATACAGTTACTGGTGTAGTTACAGATGTTGGATTTGACCAATCTCTTCCATGGTGTGTTGGCACGGCAGCAACAGTTGGTTCTGGATATACTACAGCACCTATTCTAACTTTTATCGGCAATCCATCCCCCGTTACAGCTACTGCAACAGCAAATATTTCTATAGCAGGAACCGTAAGTTCCATATCTATAGGAAATAGTGGTTTTGGATATGCAAATGGTTCTGTTGCAACAGTTTCTATACAAGGACCTGGAGGAATTGGGGAGCAGTTTAGAGCTCTAGGTGTTGCAACTATGAGATATGATTCAGTAAAAACATCCGGAACAATAGGAATTGGTTCTGATGTTATAACTGGAATAGTAACTACCGGTATCCTAAAGGGAGATAGAGTAAGACTACAATATGATTATACAAAAGATCATACAACATATCCATCAGTCAATTTCATATCTACTAGCACATATGTCTCTTCTATTGGATATGGGACTATTTTCTTGTCAGAATCTTCTACAAATGTAGGAATAGCGACAACTTCATTTGAATTTGGAATAGATCAGTGTGGAATTGTTACGGGAATAGCAGTAACATTTGGTGGAGGGGGATATTTAACTCCACCAAATGTGACTATCCAAAATGACCCCTCCATAAAAAATTATATTGAATTGGTTGTGGGAGTAAACACAGCAACTGGAAGAGCAGTAGTAAGTTCTGCAGGAACCATTACACAAATTCTCGTAACTGATGCCGGATCAAATTACGTTCTTCCTCCAACAATAACGATACAGACTCCTTATAGTTCTGGAATAGGAACCTTCATATTTAATGAGACTATAACGGGAAGCACTTCAGGGACTACTGCTATTGTGAGAAAATGGAGTTCTGTCACAAATGAATTGGAAATATCAAATGTTTCTGGAGAATTTGTCAGAGGAGAAGTTGTTGTTGGTTCAACTTCTGGTGCAAGCTACGAAATAAGAGTAGTAGACTCTTCAATTAATGATGATGGATATGCAGAGAATAACGAAATAGAAGAGGAAGGAGATTCTATAATTGACTTCAGTGAACTTAATCCATTCGGAATGCCATAAATAAATTTTATCAATGGTTAAATAGTATTATAATAGGTAATAAAAATGTTTGAATACTTTTATAACGAAATTTTAAGAAAGACAGTAATTGCTTTCGGAACTTTGTTTAATAATATATCAATTAAACATCTCAATAGTTCTGACCAAGTGACTAGTGTTATAAAAGTTCCTCTAGCATATGGCCCAACACAAAAATTCTTAGCAAGACTGGAACAGTCTCCAGATTTAAATAAATCAACGGCAATTACTTTGCCAAGAATGTCATTTGAGTTTACTGGACTAACTTATGATCCCGGAAGAAAGGTTACCACTACTCAGACCTTTACGGTAAAGGACCCTAATGATGGTTCAGAAACTAAAAAGGCGTATATGCCTGTTCCATATAATATGCAATTTGAATTGAGTATTATGGCCAAATTAAATGATGATGCTTTGCAGATTGTTGAGCAAATTTTACCATATTTTCAACCTTCATACAATTTGACTGTAGAACTAGTGGAGAGTATAAATGAGAAAAGAGATATTCCAATAGTTTTAGAAAATGTTACTATGCAAGATGATTATGAAGGAAACTTCACTACAAGAAGAGTTTTACTTTATACTTTAAGATTTACTGCCAAAACATATTTGTTCGGACCAGTAGCAAGTGCAACAAAAGATATTGTCAAGAAGGCGACTGTCAGTTATCTAACAGGATCAAGTACAGATAATGTAACTAGAGAAGTTGTATATTCTGCAGAACCCAGGGCAATAAAGAATTATACTGGAATAATAGTTACTTTATTATCTAAAGACATTACTACAACAGACACTTTAATCACAGTGGATGATGCAAGTACAATTTCCAAAGGAACTTATTTGGATATAGAAGGCGAAGAAGTATATGTGAAGTTGAAAAATGGAAATATACTTACAGTAGAAAGAGGGAAAGATGGTACTACAATAACATCACATTTGAAAGGATCTCCAATAAAGTCTATAACAACTCAAGATAACGCTTTAATAGAAGAAGGGGATGATTTTGGATTTAGTGGTAGCGTGATATGAAAATGACAAAAAAATATGAAAAATTAAATGAAACTTTCAATGTTGATGGAGAAATAGTCCCTATCGATGGTGTAGAAAAGAGTGAGGATATTGATCATTCTCATATAGAAAAAATAGAAAAAGTATCTTCTATAAACGAAGATATAAAAAAGGATTATGAATACACTAGAGGAAATTTGTACTCATTAATTGAGAAGGGTCAAGAAGCTATCAATGGAATTCTAGAACTCGCACAAGAAAGTGAAATGCCTAGAGCATATGAAGTTGCAGGACAATTAATAAAAAATGTTGCCGATGCAACAGATAAGTTAATGGATTTGCAGAAGAAATTGAAGGGCATAGAGGAAGAAAAGCAATCAAAAGGGCCCACCAACGTTACAAATGCACTATTTGTGGGTTCAACTGCAGAATTAGCAAAACTACTTAAAAAGCAATCTACTGATGAAAACATTTAAACAGTTTCAAGAAGAGTGGAGTAATAAATATAAAAAGAGTATTGATTGCTCAAATCCAAAAGGATTTTCTCAACGCGCTCATTGTGCAGCGAGAAGAAAAAGAGCGAAAGGTGAAGAAACTAAATCAAATCCAGTTGAATGAAAAGTCAAAAGTTCTCCCACAAAACACCACATTTAAAAGGAAAACAACATCAGTTGGATCCAAATTTAGATGTAAAGCAGTTAGTAAAGCACGCAACTGTCCAATATGTGGATTGGGACAACGATGGTGATGTTGATGAATATGATAAGAAACCAAAATTGGTTCCTGACGAAAATCCAACTGCAAATTTTGCAACCACATCTAAAAAATTGATTGCAAAAGAAAAGGGGGAAATAAAGCACACTAAAAGAGGTATGGCTTACGAAGATCTTCGTAAGTGGTTTGGAACTGGTGGAGAAGGTGGAGTTGGCGGCGGTGGATGGGATCGCTATAACACTAAAGGCGAAAGAATTGGTAAATGTGCTCGTGAACCTGGTGAACCAAAACCAAAATGTTTATCGAGGGAAAAAGCAGCAAAAATGTCTAAAGATGAAATTGCTGCTGCAGTAAAAAGAAAGAGAGAAAAAGATCCAGTAGCAGATCGTCCAGGAAAAGGAGGAAAACCAATTATGTCATCAAATAAAATTGATGAAGGTCTTTTAGACAGACTGAAAGGTAGAAAAGAAATTGGTCGTACTGCATCTGGTGGAAAAATTTATCAATCCATCAAACCACAAAAATCCAATGTGACCTATGGTGGAAAAACACAAGATGAAATAAGAAGGGAAAATCAACAAAAGAAAGTAGATGCTTCTAGAAAAAAGAAAGTTGAAAGTGGCCAATATGATGACCCATGGTTGAAAAGTTCTCCTGCGGCAGAAAGAAGAGTTCATCTTCAACAACTTCGTGGAGAAGAAATGGAAGAGAAAAGATATTGTATTAAGTGTAAGAAAATGGAAACTAGAAACCAGTGCTCATACGGACCAGAAATGTGGGATAAAATGACTATTAAAAATTTTCAAGAATCTACTAAAAGAAAAGAACCTGATCACGAACATTCTATGATTCGTTCAGAACTTGAAACAATTAAAAGAGCAGCAGATCGTCTTAAGAAAAAAATGAAAGGCGAAGGAAATGTAGAAGCATGGGTTCAATCAAAGATAACAAAAGCAGCAGATTATATTGATGCGGCCGCAGATTACATTGATAGTGGTGAGCATAATGTTCATAATTCTATGGATGAAGAGAAAAATAAGTGTCCAGAAGGTCAATATTTTTGCAACAGAGAAAATAAGTGTAAACCAATTCCAAAGGGATATCATTTAATGCCAAATGGAGCCATCATGAAAGATAGTGAAATGAAAGAGGCAAAAGATCCTTGCTGGACTGGTTATAAGCAAGTTGGAATGAAAAAGAAAAATGGAAAAGAAGTTCCAAATTGTGTTCCTGAAGAGTTTGATTTGGAAGAAGAAAACAAACCAACTAATCCAAAACTTTGGGCTAAGTGGAAAGCAAAGGCAAAGGCAAAGTTTGATGTTTATCCTTCAGCATATGCAAATGGTTGGGCTGCGAAGGGATATAAATCAGAAGGTGGTGGTTGGAAGTCAGTTAGTGAGGAAACTATTGAAGATTTGAATGGAGATACTTTTGTAGAAATAATAGATCTTATCAAACCAGATCAAATTGAACAGGTGGAGGAAGCAGTTCGCATCCCATCAAAAACTGGAAATATTATTCTAGTTACTCTTAATTGGAGAGGAAAGTATTTTATGATCAAATTGTTCTTCCCACAAACAACAAAACCAAATCGTCAAGAAGTTCAATCTCAAATTGAAAAGGTTTACCCAGGTTCAAAAGTTCAATCTTACTATGTTTCTGACATTAAACCAGGTGAACAATTTCTTCAAGTAGAAGATTGGCAAAAAGTAAATCGTCAAGATAAAACTGATGGTTTAAGTCAGAAAGCGGTCAATGCATATCGTAGGGAGAATCCAGGTTCAAAACTACAAACTGCAGTAACTGAAAAAAAGCCTACGGGCAAGAGGGCTGAACGTCGCAAGTCCTTTTGCCGTCGTATGGAAGGTATGAAGTCAAAACTAACTTCTGCTGAAACTGCGAGAGATCCAGATTCAAGAATCAACAAAGCACTACGTCGTTGGAACTGTAACTAAAATGAAAAGTTTTAAACAATTCTTATCAGAGTCAGTAAATATCTCTGGAGATTTCAACGGAAATCTTTACATTAATAGTTCGGAACCTGAAGTGGCGAAAGAATCATTTGTTGCTGATGTAGTTTGGGAAGGAAAAATTTATAGGATGGAAGTTGAAGGTAGAATGATGAACAAGAATGAACTTGCAGAGCATCTTCAAGGAGAATATCCTGGAGCTATTGTTCATAACATTTATCCAGCAGCTCCACAAGCATCAAGAATCAAAAATGTACAGAGATATCAACCAGAAAGATTAACTTGGGGTGAATGATTAATGGCTCAGTGGAATAAAAATGAACAGGATTTTTTAAATCAAGAAAGAACTCTTTTTGAAGTTTTCAATATTGCAGATCATTGGGGAAATCAAACTGATTGGAGACCTAATTTTTCTAATAATAATAGATTAAAAGTAGCACCTTTTCAAACAGTTTTCTTTAATACCTTTCAATATGGTAAAGAAACTGATGTTTGGGATGAAAGTGTAGTTGGTGTTGGAACTGCAACTCATAATGCAAATGCCAGTAATGTAATTATGCAAGTTGGTTCTACTTCAGGTAGTAAAGTTATCAGACAGACCAAGAATGTAATGAGATATATTCCTGGTAGACCAGCAACATTAGCATTTGCAATCAGATTAGAACAACCTCAAGTAGGTATTCGTAGAAGATTTGGTCTATTTGATGAATACAATGGTGCTTATTTTGAGGATGATGGTGGAACATATTCGTATGTAATTCGCACATCTACAACTGGAATTACCACAGAAGTAAGAGTAGGTAGAGGTGATTGGAATGGAGAAAAATTTGATGGCAATGGTTGGACTGGTGTAATTGCAGATCCAACAAAACAACAAATGATCTCTATTAATTATGAATGGTATGGTGCAGGAACTGTAGATTTTGCTTGGTTAATGAAGGGAGAAACGATCAAGAGTCATACTTTTGATAACTCAAATATTCAAGATAAAGTTTGGTGTTCTACACCATTCCTTCCCATTCGAGTTGAGATTGAGAATGTAACTGGTGTTGCAGGAACTCATTACATGTATCAAGGTTCCAATTCTCTTATTCAGGAAGGAGAACCAGAAAAACTTGGAACTCTTTTGAGTATTGCAAACCCCATCACGGGAACAACAATGACATCTGCAAATATATTCTATCCAATTATAAGTATTCGTTTGAAGAGTAATAATTTAACTGGTGTAATGCTTCTGAGGTCATTACAGGCAGCAACTAATGATAACACTAATGTTTATTGGAAACTTATTCAAAATGCAACACTAACTGGAGGAACTTGGGTAGATCATCCAGATCCAAATTCTTTTATGCAATACAATATTACTCAAACTGCATTAACTGGAGGAGATACTTTATTGAACGGATTTGTTGTTGGTGGTGGTGCAGCACTGATTGATGTTGATGAAAAAGCATCACTTCAGATAGGTAGAAGTGGTATTGGAACAATTAGTGATACTTATACCCTTGCTTGTGCTTCTCCAAATACTAACAAAGCAGCACTTGCAGTATTGAACTGGATTGAACAAAGGTAATTTTTTATGAGTGATGTATATCTTGGTAATCCTTTACTGAAGAAGGCCAATACTCCAATTGAGTTTACTGAAGAACAGGTTCTTGAGTTTTTAAAATGTCAAGAAGATCCAGTTTACTTTGCAAATAATTATGTAAAGATTGTTACTCTGGATCATGGCCTACAAACCTTCAAACCATATCATTTTCAAGAGAAGTTAATTAAAAATTTCCACCAACACAGATTTAATATCTGTAAGATGCCTCGTCAGACAGGTAAATCTACCACTGTGGTATCTTTTCTTCTTCATTATGCAGTATTCAATGATAATGTAAATATAGGTATTCTTGCAAACAAAGCAGCAACTGCTAGAGAACTATTAGACAGATTGCAGACAGCATATGAAAACTTACCAAAGTGGATGCAGCAAGGAATCATCTCTTGGAACAAAGGTTCTCTTGAACTTGAGAACGGAAGTAAGATCTTGGCTGCTTCTACTTCTGCTTCTGCGGTTCGTGGTATGTCATTCAATATCTTATTTTTGGACGAATTTGCGTTCGTTCCAAATCACATCGCAGATTCGTTCTTTGCTTCAGTATATCCAACAATTACTTCGGGTAAAAACACAAAAGTAATTATTGTATCAACACCACATGGTATGAATCATTTCTACCGTATGTGGCATGATGCAGAAAAAGGAAAGAATGAATATGTATATACTGATGTTCATTGGTCTGAAGTTCCTGGAAGAGATGAGCAATGGAAACAACAGACAATTGCAAACACATCAGAACAACAATTTAAAGTTGAGTTTGAATGTGAATTTTTAGGATCTGTCGATACTCTGATTGCACCATCTAAACTTAGAAACCTCGTCTACGACCACCCTAAGACCCGTAGCGCAGGTTTAGATGTATATGTGGATCCTATAGAGAATAACGACTATTTGATCACTGTGGATGTTGCTAGGGGCGTTGGAAATGATTATTCGGCTTTCACTGTTGTAGACATTACACAGTTTCCACATAAGGTGGTTGCTAAGTATAGAAATAATGAAATCAAACCAATGCTTTTCCCAAGCATTATTGATGAGGTTGGGAAAAGTTATAACGAAGCATATATCCTATGTGAAGTAAATGATGTTGGAGATCAAGTAGCTAGCATTCTTCAATATGATCTAGAATACAAGAATCTCCTCATGTGCTCAATGAGAGGTAGAGCCGGTCAGATAGTTGGACAAGGTTTTTCTGGAAAGAAAACTCAACTTGGCGTAAAAATGTCCAAAACTGTCAAGAAGGTTGGTTGTCTTAACCTCAAAACTATGATTGAGGAGGATAAACTTTACTTAAATGATTATGAGATAATTTCAGAACTAACAACATTTATTCAAAAGCATAACTCATTTGAAGCTGAGGAAGGATGTAATGATGATTTAGCAATGTGCCTCGTAATTTATGCTTGGTTAGTCGCCCAAGATTATTTCAAAGAACTCACTGATCAGGATGTTAGGAAGAGATTATATGAAGAACAAAAAAATCAAATAGAACAAGATATGGCACCTTTTGGTTTTATATCAGATGGTCTTGACGGAAATAGTTTTGTAGATGCGGATGGTGATAGATGGTTTACTGATGAATATGGTGATAGATCATACATGTGGGAGTATATGTAATGGATCTAGATAAGCAAATAAAACTTAGTCATTTATTGCTTACTGATAGGAAGTGCAGATCTTGTGGAGAAGTTAAAAATCTAATAGAAAGTTTTTATAGGACTCATAAGGAAAGAGGTCCAGTAGCATCATCATATTCATATGAATGTAAAGACTGTACAATTAAGAGAGTTGTTACAAGTAAAATGGTTACTAGAGTTATTGATAAATGGGAGTATCCTGACTGGTAGATAGTTCGCGTCATGTTTCCCCCCTGAAAAATAACATTTTAATAAATATTTTTTAGATAAACTGAGATTTACGGAGAAAAACATGGCGACTCCTCAATTATCTCCTGGAGTACTTACTAGGGAAGTTGATTTAACTGTTGGGAGAGCTGATAATGTATTGGATAATATTGGTGCAATTGCGGGACCTTTTGCAATTGGTCCTGTAGAGCAAGCAATTGACATCACAACAGAGCAAGAACTAATTAACACTTTCGGAAAACCAATCTCAACTGATGCTCAGTATGAGTATTGGATGACCGCATCATCATTCCTATCATATGGTGGTGTTCTCAAGGTAGCAAGAGTTGATGGAACTGCACTAAACAATGCAAATGCTGCTGTTGGTTATGCGGCTACAAGCAGTGCAAAGATCAAGAACTACGATAATTACAATAATTCTTGGTCCGGTGAAGGAGTAGAGTTTGTTTATGCAGCAAAGAATCCAGGTTCTTGGGCAAATAACTTGAAAGTTTGCTTTATTGATGATTTTGCAGATCAAACAATTGGCATCAATACAACTGATCTAAGCAATATTGGCGCTCAAGTCGGTTATGGCATAACAACTGCGATCACAAGCACTGCTATTGCAGGGGTAGGAACAACAACTTCATTTACTGGTTATCTGAAGGGGATTATCACGGGTGTTTCTACAGATACCACAAACGGAAGCAGCACAATTGATGTTAAGATTGTTTCAAGAGTTTCTTCTGCAGGAACAGAGACATCAATAACTTATTCTGAAGGAAATTCGGTTTCTTCATTTGGTCTATCAGATACTCTTTATTTTGTAAACAACTCAGGAATCAACACTGGTCTATCAGCAAGTTCTGGAGCTTCTGCAGGTCAAGTTCTCGATTGGTATGATCAACAAACTCTTGGTTTGACGAATTCAGTCATTTACTGGAAGTCAATTGCACCAAAACCAAGAACTAATGCATACTCTGCATCAAGAAATGGTAAGAACGATGCGATGCACATCGCTATCGTAGATGACACTGGATCTGTAACCGGAATCCAAGGAAATCTTCTTGAGAAGCATGTAAGTGTTTCTAAAGCACTCGACTCAG